CCCACCGGCTTGTTGTCGGTAGCGGTCGCCACGATGCCAGAACCGTCTGCGGCAGCATACACCTTTTGGCCCTGTGTGATCGCGCCGGAACCTTTGGCCAACTCGTACACGCCCGTGACGTTCAACACGACGGTCTCGTCTACGGCACCGTCGGTAACGGCGACACCGGCCAAATCCCCAATTACGCGCACCTCGCCGCTTTTGATCGCGGTGTCGGCGACTTTATATTCGATGGTCTTACCATCCTGAATGAAGTTTTTCATTGTTTTGAAGTTTTAATTTTCGCTTAAAAGATGGGGCGGGTATGGTAAGCCCCGCCCCATGCGGGATGTTTGCCGTTACGCTATTTTCCCGCTGCTTTCACGATGCCACGGTAGTCGATTGCGGCGGCGCCGAAATCGCCACGGACGGCATAGTCCATGGAGTCGGTTTTGAACTCCTCTGTACTGTCCACACGCAGACCCTCGTTGCCCTCCAGATATGCGTAATAGAGACTGTCCACCGCATACGGGTCGGCCATCAGATACCAAGCCGCCGGGTCGGTCAATCGCGGCTCAACGATCACGTCGAACGCGCCGGCGAAGACGTTCACGTCTGCCGACTTGGTGGGGGTCGTGGCGGTGATCAGCTTTTTGGCCATCATCTCGTTCTCCGGCGACACAACGAGGTAGCGCGGAACCATGCGGATGATCTGACCCGCGATGTCTTTCTGCTTCATCATCGCCGTCTTGGCCGCCGCAAGACTCGTTTCGCTCAATGCGCTGCTGGTGCCCGAGAGGAGGTTACCATGGGTCGTGTCGAAAATTCCCTTGCCGTCGGACATCTTCACGTTGTCCGTCAGCAGTCCCCACACGAGGTTCCCACGGAGCATATCCCAGTGGCGGACAAATGCCGACGGGATAATCGAGAATACACCCAGGTCGTCATTGATGAACGCCTGGCGCGTGTAGCTGATACCCTCGCCGAACGTCTCGACGCGGATCGTCTCCTTGCTCTCCTTAAGCGTGGTGTACTTAATTTCGCCACCCTCGGGGATCTTCTTCATGCCGTTGACGACACCGGCCGAATAGAGACCACGGGCGCGGAAATCGTCCACGCTGGTCTGACGGGCGATTTTGTCCCAAAACTCCGGCGCGAACTCATACTGCGCCCGCAGCATCTTGTTGATCACGCCCTCGAACAACAGCGGGAAATCGCTGGTGCTGTGCGCACGGCTGAAAAACGTCTTGGCCACCTCGGAACGGTCCATGCCTCGGGTGCTAATGCCGCGCTCGGACAACAGTTCACGGCCGATCTCTACCATGGTCATGCCACGGAACTCGCGGGCGCCGGCATCCAATGAGAACTTGGACGGATAGATGCGGTGCAGCAGCGCGTTCTCCACGGCTATACGCTTCTTGGTACCGGCATCCAAACCGGTCACACGCACGCTGTGATTGCCGTTTACGCCGCTATCCTGGCTCCGCTTGGCCAGTCGTCGCATGATTGCGGTACTGCACTGCTCCACGGTAAGATTGGTTCCGACCAGCGCCAGCGCGTAATCGGAGGAAAGGCCGGCGGCACGGGCCATCTGTTGGATCGCCTGCGTCCGCTTGCGGTTCTCCTCGGTCGGTTCCGTACCACCAGCGGCGGCGGTAGCTGCGGCAGCGGCCTCTCCCGCAGCTTCGGCAGCATCCTCGGCTGCGGCTGCGGCATCTTCAGCTGCGGCGGCGGCATCCTCGGCCGCCTTGATTGCGTCGGGGTCAGCCGGTGCGGCCTCCGCCTCGATCAGTGTGAGCGTAATGGTGTCGCCCACCTCGCCATCGGAAAGGGCAACGCCCTTAACGCCATCGACGGTTACGATGTCCCCCTGCTTTACGGGATCGCCCTCGACGACGTACTCCATGGTCTTACCTGTTTCTGTTGCTCTCGTTTTTTTCATGTTGGTGGTATTTGTGGTTTGTTTTCTGACAATTTCGACCGGATGCTGCTGTTGTACCGCGCGGATACCGCTGTCGATGTCGGCAGGCACCGGAGCGAGGGACAATTCGCTCGGCATCCAGTCTATTGCCCGGTAGATAGGCCGTGCGCCGTTCGGGCGCTCCTCTCGCTCGAACTTATAGATTTCGTAGCCGACCGAGATCCCTTTGACGATCCCGTCCACTACGTCCTGAAATATCCCTGCCACTTCGGGGCGGCTGGAGAAACGAACGCGGGCGCAAAGCTGGCGCGATTCGTTGATCCACACCTTTACCGTTCGGCCGAGTTGGCTATGAACGGTGTAGGCGTTGTGGCAGTCCAAGAGCGGTAAGCCTTGATTTGCACGGTCCATCCTGATAGCCCCAGCCTCACAAACCAGCATTTCGTCGTAGTCCTCCTCCCAGCCGAATCGCGTCACCATTTTCTCGGTGGCACATACGACATCTACCTCGCGGGCCTCTTGGTCGATGGTCGTAGGCTGCACGAGCGCCCGCCCGTACAACACACCCATGGTGCGGTTATTCGTTTCCTGTGTTGCCATTATTTTCTTCATTTTGGACAGTGGCGGCGGCCGTGTTCACGCTGTCGATGGTAATGCCCAACTTGGCCAGCCGGTCAATGTCCTGTTTGTACTCTTTGAAAAATTCCTCGGGTTCGCGGCCCATCTCTCGGATCGTCTCGCTGATCGTCGCAAGTCCGGCCTTGATCCTATCAACCTGCGCGGCGGTCTCGCGCTGCGGGTCGAGCTGCTGAACACGCGGCGCCGTCCAGTCGGCGGAAATGTAGGAGGATAATTCCCCCTTGATCATGCACGCACTAATAAACCAATTCCACACGGGGGCGCAAATCTGCGGCACGATCATGAAGTATTGCCAGCTCTTGAAGTTGGCCGTGACGTCGATTTTCGCCATACGGCCCGAGGTGAAGTTGACCCTGCTGTAATCCATGGTCAGCATCTCGTAGGTGATGCCATAGCCAGCGGCCACGCCCTGCAATATGCGACTGGCGTAAGCATCATAATCCGACACACTCGGCGGATTGGCGAACTCCACCGACTCGGCAGCGCCGAGATGCTCGACGATGCCCGGCTCCAAGCGCTCGATCCCTTTTTCGCCATCCTCTCCACCGTCATCTTCCGACCCCAACACAAAGGCGGCAAAGCATGCGGCCACCTTTTGCTTGACCAGTTGGGCATCCTCGTAGTCGGAGAAATCGCTCGTTTTCATGAACGCCGACACACCGATCGGCAAACCTCTGACCTGCCCGGGCCGCAATACCTCGAAAGCATGTAGCACATCCTCCTTGGGGTGGAATTTGCTGGCGAGCGCCGGCGTGACGATGTAGCTGTCGCCGGGGTGATAGTCAAAAATCCAGTAGCCGAGCAGACGCCCCTCTTTGCTGAATTGAACACCGAGGCGGCAATAGCCCATGTCGTTACTACCGTTGCGAGTGTGATCGAGTTGGTCGCCCTCTAAAATTTGCAACTGGATAGGAAGCGGGTTGTTGTCGTCTGGCATGACCCAGCGCCGCAAAATCAGCACCTCTCCACCCTCGGCGATGGAGCGCATTGCCAACTCCTGTAATCCGTAAAAGGTCGTTTTGCCGTACCAATCGCAGGCGGTCGTGTTGGCCCACTTGCTCCAAAGTCGTTTTACGCGCTGGCAGGTGTCCAGGTCGGCGTCCGGCGCCGGCTGGATGCCCTCGCCGATCGTGTGTTTTGTGATCGCCTCGACCGCCCGACGCGCCCATCCATTGTTACGTACCATGTTGCGGGAACGATCCCGCAACGTGACCAGCGCGGCCGACACCTCGCTGTTGACGCTCGTGGACTTGGCCATGCGGAATGCCTTACCGCGACGGCCTTTGTCGGCTGCCTCGTAGGCCCGTTTTTTACGGCTGCGTGATATTTCAAACGAAATTCTCATTTTTTGCTGAAATAGCCTCGATCAATGCAAGCAAGGCGACGACGACGCAAGCGACGTTCCGGAAACAACTCATCCTCGATCATCCGAACCAAATCTTTCATCTCGGCAAGCGACCGATAACTCACGGTTTTATCACCGTAGGTTATGGTGGTCGCACCGGTGGCGATGGCCTCCTTGAGCGCGGTATATTGTTCGATGGTAAACGACATGGTAGCGTAACGATTTGTGACGAATTTATGGGAGGTATTTCGTATTCACAATACCATGTGAAAAGGTTTACCGAGAACTCGGTAAACCTTTTCTAAATATACCGAGTTCTCGGTATATCAATCATCCCAAAAACTACCGCCCCGACGGCGCCCGCCGTTTTCGT